CAGTCACCGTGATAGATTCACCGTCTTGTAAGGTATTGAAATCAAAATCAAAAGAATACTCTTCGATCTTTGTTAGATTATTAAATCTAGATTCCGTTACCGTAATAGCAGCAGTCCCATTCCAGTTTGGATTTGAAAGAATAAGGGATAAATCAGCAGAATCTACAATTCCATCTTTATTTAAATCATATTGTGAAGTTGTTTTTCCCCAGTCTGCTAAAAGTTCAGTAAGTTTTTCTGAACTTGGTTTTCCAGTCTGAATTACATACTGAACTTCCTTGATACCATCCTTATGAAATGCAACCAAACCGATCTGTTGCACACCACTCAACACCTCATTAGGAACTCTTGCCCATCTTGCTATTGGTTTAATTTCTGGCATAATGTTCTCCTTTTCATTATTTATAAAGAAACAACCCTCAGTTCTGAAGGTTGTCGGCCAAGAGATGCTATCTCAAGGGGGGCTAAATTATGTAGTGAGGTCAACTATTTCGCATTTATCGCCTGAGCAAGCAAATGTCTGTGAACTTGCTGTGGTATCACTCTTCTCGTAGTTCTTTAGAACTGACCAATCAATATTTGATGGCATCTTTGCTACAAGACTTTTATACTCTTCCTTCGTGCATTCCTGATATGGAGCCTGACGATACGAGTGGTCTGAGTGTGGAAGGAATGAGATACCGCTAATCTCATCAAAGTGCTTATATACAAATGCACCAACTTCCATCCATTCATTCTCACGCACCGTGATCGTAATGCTTGGCTTGTGTTCACACCAATTTCGTTGATATGCAAGCCAAATCTTAAGGTGTTCAATTGCTGTAAGATCATTTCGTGTCACAGAACCAACAGCCTTCTGTGGAAATGAAAAGACCATTGTGTGTTCAGGCTTCATTACACAAGGCTCATGGGGGAATCCCATCTCAACCATCATCTGACAGAGTGGATCTTTACGATCTGCACGAACGGTGCGGATATAGTATTCGCTGTGTCGTGGATGGATTCCTGAAGCCGAATCAGTCAATTGTGAAACTGTGCCAGAAGGCTTCACACATGTTATTGCGGCAGCAGGATTTATACCTATCTTCTTTGCCCACTCAAGGTTTGTTTCAATGGCATGTTCTTTTAGGTTTATGAGTGAAATTGCATTGTCTTCAACGCCGCTCATAAACCTATTGTCGAGGATTCCTGTGAGCGAAAGACCAAGAAGTGATTCTTCCTCGCAGTTCTTTTTCCAAGATGAAGAGAGATATGGGAAATTAGTGAGACTTGCTTGCCATGTTCCAAGAATAGTGGCAAGTCTTACTTTTCGGCGTAGAGATGGCAGCGAGTCTTCAGGACGAACAATCACTTCGGTTAGATTGCAGAATTCGCAATCACGAAGAATAATCTCTGAGCATGGATTTGTTCCGAATTCATAGTTTGGATCACGACGATCACCCAACTTCGCAACAGTCTTCTTTGCGGCATCTCGGTTGAAGATTCCACGCTCACCGCTCTTGGACTTGTAAAGTGAAACCCACTCGTCCATGAACACGCCAATCTCTGGCTTTTCTTTGTATGCTACAGAGTTGTTTGCAAGAGCGCGTTGTGCATTATCATTCCACCAAGCACCTGTCTTTGCGTCTCTCATTCTTTCATCTGTGAGATTCGAAAGTGAAATGAGAGCAGAGCGTCTGACTCCTCCGACAACGACAATCTCCGCAACCTTACAGACGATATCGTGGCATTCGATGGAAGTAAGTTTTCGTCCTGCTGCGCGTTTAAAGGTATCAGAGGTGAATCTGAACAGATCCTCCAATGGCTTTGCTCCGCTTGCGCGACCTCCAAATGTCTTAAGTCTTGCTCCAGCAGGACGAATCTTTGACAAGTCCCATCGGGGAATCTGACCTCCAATGAGAAGAGAGACGAGTTCCCTGAAAGACTTCGCCCAACCCGCCTTAGAATCCTGCACAATGATCGTCGTGTCTGAGTTAGTAAACTGTTCAGCGATTGTAGGAAGTTTTTCAACATACTGTCGCTCCACAGAGAATCCTACGCCTGTTCCGCACATTAGTATGTAGAGAATCTCGTCAAAAGCACGAACGCGATTGACCGCCACATAAGAGCAGTTATATCCTGCTGTATTGTCGCGCTTGAGTGCTTCTCCTGCGGTCATAAGAGAACGCATCGAAGGCATGATTTCAAGATTCAGAACAGCAGCCTTCAGTTCATTTCTAAGGTCAGTTGGAATCTTGAAACTATTATTTTCTACAAGATGCTCATCAAAGAATGAAAAATAACGCTCAACAGTCTCTTCCCAAGTCTCTCTGCGGTTTTCCTTTTCAAGCCAACGAGAATAACGAGAAAGATGAATGAATTGCTGATAGTGCGTAGGAAGAGAGGTCATTAAATATAGACTCCTTTAGTCATGATTTATTTTATTATCGTGTATATTCTGATATTACATTTACTCTTCCATTCAGAAGAGGAGTAACAGTTCCGTCATTGAAACGAGCATTCATTGTATAAAAATGAAAATTTTCTGGAATATTTTGCGTAAGTTGATTTGATATTGATATGAGAACTCCACCTGTAGTTCCTGTAACACCAGCATTATTTACATTCAATTTAATGCTTCCTTGTCCACTTACACCATCACCTTCCAAAAATTCTTTAGTATAACCACCACCAGTGGCATTATTACCTTCAATCCATAGTAATATTTTTTGAGAAAGATAAGATCTTCTCATTTGAATTTCTCCAGTTGCACCAGAAAAATTTATAGGATTCTTATCTTCATCTTTACATATAAAATGAAAAGAATAATCAGATCCTTGGTCGATCTCAAGATCGTAATTAACAAATTCAAGATATGGTTCTTGAGGCATTTTTACTCCGTGTTTTATGTAGTTAATGCAAGCCAAGAATGTGGAAATAGAGGTTGAATTATTTTTCCAATAGCCTCGGCATATTGTCTGACTTCCCATTGTGCATGAGGTTCGGAACGCTGCTTGTAGACACGGGCATAGGCTGCAAGACTGCCTGTCCACCACCATTCGGTATAGGTTCCTTGTGGCAGAACAAATCTAGCCTGTTCTGGCGCAACTCCTTCCTTGATCAACTTCTCATATAGATTAAGAGCATCTGAGATACAGAGGTGATAGCGATAACAAAGATCCTCAAGGACACTATCATGAGGCATGAAATCTTCGCTGCCCTGCTTTGCCCCACCCGTAGGCTTTGAACGCCATGAGGGTTGATAGATGTCTGGAGTGTCACTCACATAGCGGCGGGAAATTTCATTTTCTGTAAAACCAACCTTGTGTTTGAAGAGTTGGGTGCGGATTGAGATTGGAGCCTTGATTCGCAGAGTAATCTGAGGATGCGCGAACGGTGTCCAATGGTTGTGCTTTGCGAGATATGCAATGAGTTTTTCATCCTTCTCAGGCAGAGAAGGTGATGGAACATGAGAATCTGCATAGTCCCATGAACTTTCTTTATTAAAAGAGACACGCGCGGCATTCACAACCGTGAGGTCGGTTCCCATATGCTCAACATACTGAACATGCCCGTGATCTAGAACTTCAATTTTTATGTCACGCAATTTTCCTCCAAGCATTTAGTTTGAGTAGAGCCTCTGCACCGCTGCAAGCACAACGCTGCATCAATGTCATAAGTTGGCTCTTCGTCTTTCCACTCAATATCATATCATTGATATCCTTGCCGTCAACATCATCCCATATTACTATCTTATTACCATTGCTGATGATCTTCTTCATCTGTGCAATGACCTGTGGATTTCTTGGCTCATTGTCAAGAGCAAAGATGACGGTCTTTCCAATGAGTTCTTGTGGAAGAACCGAACCATCGCATATTCCTACCATTGCCAATGCATTGTCTAGGAATAGAGAATCAATCGGACCTTCAACCACAAATACCGTCTTATCCTCACCAAGACGATCAAGACCAAACCACATTCTCTCAATATCCTTGTTAGCCTTGATTGTGATATATCGTATTTCAGCCTGTGGATCTAGAGATCTTCCCTGAATACCAATCATCTGTTGTTCAGAATCAAAGATTGGAATCACAAGCCTAGCATCATCAGGAGCCTTCACACTCACATCAATCTTGTGGGCAAACTTTGCAAAGTTTTCTGTAAAGTATAGATTCTTGTAGTGAATATCAGGAATCTTTCTACGCTCGACAAACTCTCGACATGGATGGTCAGACTCTAGATTATCAACGCAAATAATAGACTCTAGTAAGTCGTTGTTTGGCTTGAATTTAGGAGTATCAAATGTGAATTCAGGCTTTTTGTAGTTTGAATTGCCATTCTCACCACCCTTCCACCGCTCAAGAGCATACTCCTTTACAAGAGCAGGACAGACAATCTCAAGAAACTTAAACATTGTATGAGATGCCCCACAGTTGTGGCATCTGAAATACATGTCGTTTCCCTTTGCAAAGAAGTAGCCGCGAGTCTTTCGCTTGTTCTTCTTTGAATCACCACAGATTGGACATCTGAAGTTTGCTAGAGTCTCTTTCTTCCATGAGAAGAGATCCAACTTCGATGAAATCATATTGATGAATTTCTTGTCTACAAAGAGTGACATTAGAACTTCCAATCAGAGTTTTTGTTAGAACTCCAAGACTTCTTCTTCCAATCTCTCGCTACAGGCTCAAATGTATCCTCATCGTCATCATCGTCACTAGTCTGATTTGCCATAGACAGATTTGGTTGCTCTGACTTTGGAACATCCATGAGTTTCATCTTTGCACGATTGATGCCAACTACAAACTTCTTGTTTGACGAAGCCTCATGATAACGGTTCTTCAATTGCTTCACCATTATCTGATTCATCTTCTCAAGTTCTTCTGTTGAGATAAGGGCAAACATGAGATCAGATGTGGCAGGAAGACCAAATGATTCTGAAGTGTTTGTTAGTTCAACCTCTGTATTGTTGAATCCTTCGCGGTTTGTCTGTGTGGCTGTGAAGATTGGAACATTGTATTCAACAGCGAGACTGCGAATCTCTTCTGCAATTGCTTTGATGAAGATATATGAATTTACAGATCCACTCATCTTTACACGGGCTGATGAGCAGATATTCAGGTAATCAATAAAGATAACCGTTGGCTTGAACTTTCTCTTGATGCTCAGTTCCTCAAGCAAGGCTCGGAAATGGTTTACATTTGCCGATGAGGTTGGATATTCCTTGATGATCAATCGACCACCGCAGTTTCCCTTTACTCGCTGAATCATCTTGTCATAAGCATCCTTTGGAAGTTCATGCAGATCCTTCATCGTGACATCAAGAAGATTTGCGTCGATTCGTTCTGCAATTCGCTCTTCAGACATTTCACAAGTGATGTATAGAACATCCTGATTCTGAAGCAGACAATTTGCTGCATGGTGGCACATGAACAGAGACTTTCCAACACCTGTTCCTGCCAAGATCACATTGAGAGTCTTTGGAGTAACACCACCATTTGTAATGGTATTGAAAAACTCTAGGTCAAATGGAACCTTGGTTTCTGTTCTGTGATAGAAATCATAACGAGCATTGGCATCTACAAAATAATCGTGACCGACATTCGTATCGAATGAAACAGCAAGAGCATCTGATAAGATCGAAGGCAAGGCATCGGTAGTCTTGTTTTTATTCTTGCCGTCGATAATATGAATGGATTCAAGAATTGCATTGTAAACAGCGCGATCCTTGCAATGCTTCTCTGTTTCCGCCACAAGCCAATCTATGTCCTGTGGCTTTGGATCTTTATAAAGTTCCTCAATCAGACCTGAAATCTCTTCAAACTGCGTTTGAGTAAGTTTCTTATTATTACCCACCGAAATAACAACAGCCTCCCTTGTGGGGAGGTTGCTGTATTTCTGAACAAATTCTGAGATGGTGCTGAAAAGGCTTCCTGCTGTTTGATCTTGAAAGTATTCAGTCTTCAGAAATGGCAAGACTTTTCGGGTGAACTTTTCATTCACCAGAAGATTCTGTAGAATCAACTTCTCCATCGTCAATTGGCTCAATTTCTTCTCCTTCTTCTTGTTCCACAGTATACCCTAGATCAGAGTCCTCTGCAACCATCTTCATCACAATTTGATTTAGAATAAGTGCCGTAACCTTGTGCAGTTGTTCTGTGGTGCAATCAAGAGGATTTTCTATTACATCATAGTGATACTGAAGAACAGGCTTTTCGGGGTTGTCGAGATTCTGTGGAGTGATAATTCCATAAACATACTTGACACCCTTACATTCGCCATCAAGAACAAGAACCGCAAGATCCTTTTCTTGATGAGGAACCAGGATATACTCAGGAACCTTATCACTTTCCTTCACTTCAAATTGATCTACTTCCTCACTCTGTGGCTTGATCTGACTCTGTATTTCCTGTTCCATACTTGTATTCCTTTTCTGCTGCGGTTTCTAGTAGTTGCATAACTTCTTCGGTGAAGTATTGCTCGGGATTATTATTGATCTGCTTTTCAAATACTGTCTTGCCATTTGGCAATTCAATCTTCGTTGAGTTCTTCTTGAAGATATTATGACGAAGAGCAAGGTCAACAAGACCATAATACTTATTCAGTCCTGTCTCGTAGTTCAACTGAACTTCAGCAGTCTTGTTTTCCTTTGTAAGACGGCTCTTGTATAGTTTGCATGTGATGATGTTGCCAATCACCTCGTTTGCTGCATCCTTGTCCTTCTTCTTGCTAAGATAGACAATTGTCGATGCGGCATACTTTAGACCCGCACCACCGCTCATCTCCTTCGTCGGAACATAGGAGTTGTGAGAAACTACTCCATTTGAAAGAATGTAGTGGTGGTCATTTTCAACCGTGAAATCGAACACCCTAGTTGGGCGATTATTGTGGACTGTCTTTTTAACTATTCGTAGGTTACTCATCGTTGAAATCTCCCTAAATCATACATATGGGGTAATGAAACACAAACATCACATAGTGCCTAGACACATGGGCGGGTCAGACGACCAATCGAACATCATTCTATTATCCGTAGATGAACACGCAGAAGCACATAGACTTCTATATGAGCAACACGGGAAACAGGAAGATTTTATGGCATGGAAAATGCTTTCGGGGAAAACCGAAGAAGCAGAAGTGGCACGAATAGAACTCGCCAAAGATGGGTTCCAAAAGTTCATAAAGACCGACTCCGCTCTTGACTGGAAACAGAACATATCCGATTCTCTGAAAGGACACACCCAATCCCAAGAATCCCGTGATAGGAAATCCGTTTCTCTGAAGAAGGCATATTCTGAGGGGCGCAAGACATACAAGCCAATAGATCCCGACACTTTGCGGAAAAACTATGACGGAGATGCGTTGTCTGAAGGCAGAAGAAATTCCACGAAGTGGAAAGAATCTGTGACATCAGATAACTACAAACTAAACAAATGCCTGTCTGATCCAAGATCGAAGGAAGTTGTTGTGAATGGAGTTTCATATCCGAGCATTCGTTGGGCAGCAAAGCGTATTGGGATTCCTTACTCGCGACTCCGAAAACTCCTCGACGGCAAGAATTTCCTCACCCTCCCCAATATCTGAGATAGGTTTCCAAGAACCATCTCGTGTCATAAACTTGTGGTTTGGTGTGGCAAAGAAAGATGTTCCGTCACTCAATTCCACCTCTACAACCTCATTGACATCATACGAGAAGAGTTCTGTGACTAAGGAAGATCCGCCCATTGTCTCCACTTTATCTCCAACCACAACATCAGAAATGTTTTTGACCGACCCATCTTCCATTAGAACATCAACATCGTCTGATAGACAGCCAACAACATCATAGGTGTGATTCGTAAGAATCATCGGGATACGAGCCTGTCCCAATTTCAGAGTAAGAACGCGGAAGGTTGACTTGATCACCTGTGAACGGGTCATGTCACGAACTTCCTTGCCTTCTGCTGTGTCTCCCATCTCCTTGCTAGTTGAAAGCATTCCAAGCGAATCAAGCACCATCATGACAGGCTTGCGATCTTTTTCGGGCTTTGCAATGATCTGATCGACAATACGAATAGCCTGTAGGCGGAATTCTTCTACTGTTGACACAGGAAAAACAGCCACACGCTTTGCATCAATGCCACGATCTGTGAACATCTCGCTTGTAACAGCAGACTCTGAATCGAAGTATAGGACAAGTCCTTCTGGATTTACATCAAGAAACTTTGAAACCATGCTTATTGCAAAGAATGTCTTACCCGTGGCTTGTTCACCCGCGAGAGCAACGATCTTGTTATCAGGGATACCACCATACAGGCTACCTGAAACGAGAGCATTGAATGAGTGGGAACCCGTATCAACGAATCCACGAACATCGGCTCCTTCAAGCCCATCTGATACAACTGATGCATATTGATTTTGACTTGTTTTGATAATATCATCTAGGAAGGTATTCATTCTGTTCATCCTTTAGATCAGCGATTACTCGCTTTATACACGAAATATTGTGATTGTCTTGCTCAATTTCAGACAATCTAGTGTTCTTGTCTTTCATCTTTTGCTTGACACGCTCTGCTGAGTCTTCAACGAACTTAGACAGAACATTCATTGCTAGTAGTCTGTCTTGAACTGATGCTGACATTTACTCTCCCACTAGAGAAAGTTGCGGAGAAACAAGACCCTTGTTTGGCTTGATGATCTTTGATGTGACTGACTCATATTCAGCACCAAGTTCAACTGAAGGATCGACCATAAAAGCAACAAACTTATCAGGAATGGTGATGCCATCCTTTGTGTTGCAGTAACTCATCCAAGACATAATTCCAAGACTCTGCCTATCCGCAGGAATAATAATGCATGGCTTCTTCAAGAGCCATGAACCATCAGTATTTTGCGTCACCTCGGCAAGAATCTCCTCGCCACTCATCATTCTTACAACCTTTACCATGATATCTCCTTTATGGATAGTATAACTCATGCAAACAGAGAGTCAAGCGTTGACTGCTCTTTTTCAGCCCATCCTACGGTATCTAGGATCGTTTGTAGCGGCTTCAAGAACTTCTTTTCATATTGGATTTCATAATCTACAAACCGATGTAGATCAAGTTCCTTTGGAAGAGCCGACTGAAACGAAATAACGCTATCTGAAATTGGATTTGGCACTTTGAGATAGATGAACTTGACTTTTTCACCCTCGCGAATGTCCTGATACTTCTTATCAATACCAAAACGCTTTAGATGGTGGTTGAAAAGCAAAGCACCTTTCACAGCGATAGGTGTTCCCTTCTTATATATCGTGCTACTGCTCTTGTATTCACTCAATCCATTACACGAACTAGGAGAAGCAATCTCTTCAGGCTTTAGGCTCATGAATTGCTTCTTGAAATCAGCAACCTGTTCCTGTAGTTGCTTTTCATCACCATTCATGATGATATGGATAGATTTCTTCAGAGCCTCGCGAATCGGTGCGGGAGTTGATGAGCGACTAGTCTCAATACCCATCATCTTTAGTTTTGGAGATGAGTTGCGAACTCCTTCAGAGTCCCAAACATTGAGAATATAGTGCTTCTTTGCAGTCCATATGCCGCGATCTGCAATAACTTCGCGCTCCATCACCATGCGGTTTGCATAAGCATTCATTATGGTGCATAGTTGTTCAAAAGAGGCATCAATCTCTTTCTGTAGAACGGTTTTGCAGAACTTGTCTAGGAAATTGACAGTTTTGGTTACATCTGCATCAGGAACCACGCTCTGAACAAGACTATCAAGGCAAAGATAGACTGAATCTGTATCAGATGCAATCACATAATCCTTATCAGTTTTCATTGTCTTGTTCAGGAAACAATTGATGTGATTGATCACCCAACGGATAGACAGTTGACCTGAACAGGTGATCGCCTCTGCCATATCCTTTGAATAGTAACGAAACCACTCATTTCCAACGGCTCCATAGGCAGAATTCAACTGAATCTTTCTAACCAACTGAAAGTTGTGGTATTTAGAAACATCGAATTCCAACTTGCGCTTCTTTGCCAAGAGTTCAATTGTGGAACCCTTCTTGATGAGGTCTTCTACTCCTGAAAGTTCTTTCTTTGCCTCAATCATGAGGTTCTTGTAGTGCTTGCGGTCTGCATACATCTTATCCATGAGTTCAGGAAGAAATCCCTGAAAATCCCTACGATATACCGTGCCATTTGCAGCAACACACATGTCACCCACAGACTTGATCTTTTCAGACTCGCCACCCTCAAGTATCTTGTCAATACTGAGTTCCAACTTGTCTGATAGACGAGTCTCTGGTGAGATATTGTATTGCATGATCAGGTGTGGATATAGTGAGTTGATGTCAAACGACACAACCCACTTATGCATACCGATGAGCGGTTCCTTTACATAAGCACCGACATACTGTTCATCTTTCTCTTCACCTTCAGGCTTCATCGGAATCACAATTCTACGCTCATTGAGAAGGTGGTAGATGATCTGATCCCATGTTCTCACCTGTGAAAACACATCGGTGAGATTTACCTTTGCTGAATAGGCAAGCGCAAGAGCCAACTCAAGTAGTTTGAGTTTCTCTTCCAACTTCACCACAAGATTAACATCGTGTGCATTGTATTCCATGAATCGCTGAAAGTTCTTTATATAGAAATCCTTCAGGGATTCATAGTCCTTCGACCAATCCACCTTGCGCTCACCCAACTCAATCTCTGCAATGTGGTCGAGTTTATAGGTTTCACGGGTGATAAAGGTAAACTTCTTGTATAGATCAAGATAATCTAGAATTGGAATACCAACGACTTCATAAGTCGTGTTTTCACGATCCATGATTTTGATCGTGCGCTGCTTTAGTTTCTTCCAAGGAGACAAGGCGTTTGCTGTATTTTCACCGAATACACGGTTTAATCGGTGAACAAGATATGGAATATCGAATAGTTGGACATTCCAACCTGTGATGATGTCGATATCTGCTCCCTGCCACCAACGCAGGAACTCCATCAACATCTCTTCTTCTGTATCGAAGCGGTGACAGTTGAATGAAGAATCTAGCGTGTAGTCTCCAACGCCATAGACATTGATCTCGTTTCCGACTCTAACGGTGATTGCATTGAGAGGTTCGTTTGCCTCATCAATGTTTGGAAAACCATTGTCACAGCGAGTCTCAATGTCGATGCAGCAGATCTTCAGGTGGGCAGGATCATACTGAATTTCAGTTGGAAACTCATCACCAATGAACTGATAGATGTAGTCAGAATTTCCAAAGATCTCAAATCCACGAACTCCGCGATACCGTTCGATAAAATCGCGACAGTCGCTCATCGTGCCTGGTTTTATCTCTTTAACGGACCTGCCATCAAGAGTCTTCCATCGGTTGTTTTCCTTGCATGGCATAAAGAAGCGTGGATTGTAGTCACGCCTCTCCATGATACGCTTACCATCCTTGTAGCCACGATAAGCAATCGTGTCACCAATCCGTGTGATGTGTGTATAAAAATTCATTCGAAAAGACTAGTGAGAGGTGATATTTCTTCAGCGATACGAGCCTCTGCTAGTTTAACATAGTCAGGATTGAGTTCAAGTCCAATGTATTGTCTGTTGTTCTGTAGTGCCACAACACCTGTGGTTCCGCTGCCATTGAATGGATCAAGAACCGTTCCACCTTCGGGACATCCTGCAAGGACACAGGGAAGAATAAGATTCTTCGGATAGACTGCAAAGTGCGCTCCCTTGTAACCACGGGTGTTCACCGTCCATACGGAACGCTTGTTCTTCTTTCCATCTACTGCCCAAACACGGTCAGGTTCCAATGCAGGATCACGGAACCCCTTGCTCTCAGGCTGAGTTCTGTTCTTATTGCCTGGTGCGCCGACAGC